TCTAATAGCCCAAAAGATGGGCAATTTTTTGGCGGAAATCCAAATAGTTCAATCTATACTCCTATTAAGAAAAATAGGAAGAAAAGAAAATCTGTTGTAAAATAGGGGTTTTCATATGAAAAAGAAAAATAAAAAATCAGTACTCGTTTCTAATAAACCATTTAGAGAACCCAATGTTTTGGGGCCAACAGATAAAGTAAATTCAATGGGACAAATTTTGGGGGCCCCGGAAAAATATCCAACGCCCTTAAATAAAAAATTTGTTGGCTGCTCGAAAGATAGTTCTACATCTAATGAAATTCTTAGAGAAGATGAATTAAATTATAATGAATTTACAAATGCTTCTAAAGCAGTAGATAAAAAATGTCCAGTCTGCGGAATTTCATTTAAAAATATTCATTCCAAAAGTCAAAAATTTTGTTCAAGAGAATGTGATAGCAAAGGCAGAATTTTGCAAAAATTAGAAGAAGCATGGAATAACCAGACTAAAAAAGCTGGATTTATTCCATATTTTAAAGATAATAATGGTATTATTAGAATGATGTTTGTAATGTCATCTGATTCTGCATATGGAGGAAGCAGATTTCAACTTGCCAAAGGTCATATTGATAAAGGGGAATCGGGGCTAGTTGCCGCATTAAGAGAAGCAAATGAAGAATGTGGGCTTAAACAATCAAATTTGATTTTGTCAACTGTAAAGGTTGGATGGAAAGGGGAAATTCATGGAAATATAGAAAAAAGTGAAATGGTTATTTATATTGGCGAAGTTAATGATCCAATAGATTTTGATAAACCAGGTTATGAAGTTAGTAAAACAAAATGGATGACGTCTGATGAATTTTTTGCATATGGAAGAAAAAGTCAGATTAATATTGTTAAATTTTGTGCAGGTAGAATCCAATGAGATTGAATGAAATTGATAATTCATTAATGGATCATGATATTAAAATAGTTGAAACTATTAAAAAGAATTGTTCGGATAGTTTATCGATTTTTATCGAAAATAAAAGTATTTTATATCGAGGAATTAAAAGGCAGGATACGTATTTCACCGGGGAATCTCCGGTTAATAGAATTCCTGTGGACACGCCTAAATTTTTGTCATTTGTCATCGATGATAAATTAGAATCTTGTGGATTTAATGCATTACGATCAAATAGTATTTTTTGCACGAGTAATATTAATCATGCGAGTGCATATAGTTATACTCCTAATAGTTTGTACGTAATTTTTCCTATTAATGGATTTGATTATAGCTATTGTAAATATAACGATCTAACTGAAGAAATAGAATGGAATACCGCTGAAATTCAAAATATGTCGACAAAAGAATTTATCCGTAATTTTGGATTTAAAGATATTAATTTGGGGTTTGGATTATGTAATGGAGTGGAAGTTTATATTCACGGAAAATATATTGCTGTACAAAAGAAATCTTTTTCTGATTATTGGCTCTACGAACATTTGGGAATTAATTTATGAGCCTTTATGAAATAATTGAACCAGAAATAGATTTTATTTCTGTTATAGAAAATAATTGTAAAGAAATTATGGAAGATTATCGATTTGCTAATAAATATCTTTTTCGTGGAATAAAACGGATTGATTCGATAATCTTAGGTGAATCTCCGACTAATAGAAAACCAGTTGATATGAATATACGAATTCAAAGTAAAATAGATGATAATTTAAAAAATAGTGGATTTAAGGCATTACGATCAAATAGTATATTTTGTTCATCCTCTTATTCTACCGCAAAATATTATGGTTATGATAATCCATATATTATTTTTCCTTTTGATGGATTTGACTTTACATATGCTAATGGAATTACTGATTTTTTCGAGCAAGTGGGTTTGACAGGTAATATATGGTTCGAATTGGAAGATTTAAATTTTGTTTCTAATTTTGGATTTGAAAAAACTAATTTGCCACTGGCATTAGATAAGTGTTACGAAGTTTATATTCACGGAAAATATATTGCTGTAAAATGCACGGCAAAAAATACGTCCTTAATGGAAAAATTATTGGGAATTAATGTTCAAAATAAATAATTGCTTTAATAGTTATAATCATGTTATAATTAATTTTGAGGAGAATTAACATGTCTTTACCCGCAACATATGGACCATCAGAAGTTCAAAAGTTAAAAGATTTAGTATTTGAAGGTGTTAAGTGTCTTGACGAGATTCAAACTCTTAGAGAAGGATTATCGGATACGGTAAATGCTATCGCAGATGAACTAGAAATTCCGGCTAAATTATTGCGTAAGGTAATTACAACCGCGCAAAAAGGTAATTTTAAAGATCACGAAGAAGAGTTATCGGATCTTGAACGTCTATTAGACTCAATCGGTAGAAAATAATTAATAATTTAGATGTGAAATAGGAGTTCAATATTGGGTTACGTATCTGCTCGGCTTGATAAAAAAACGGAAATGGTTGACGTTGTAGAGAGAACTAACGGAAAAAGAATTTTTAATTCTTATCCGATTGATTATGGATTTTATATAGATGATCCGAATGGAAAGTTTATAACCATTTATAATACGCCTGTAACAAAAATTACGCCAAAATCGTCATCGGAATTTTATAAAGAATTGGCAATTTTAAAAGGCAAGAGATTATGGGAATCAGATATTAATCCGATCTTTAAAATTCTGGCAAAACATTATAAAGGTCAAAAAACAGAATTATTACATATTGGATATTTAGATATCGAAGTTGATTTTAAAAAATATAAATATTCACTTGATCATAAGGTTAAAATACGGAGAAAAAAATAATTTTTTGATATTGAGGCTAAATACAATTAAGTAGGAGGGCGGATGAATTATCAAAAAATTTACAATCAATTAATTAAATCGCGAATTAATCAACTGAAAATAAGTAATTTTATCGTCGAACATCATCATATAATCCCTAGAAGTTTTGGTGGAAAAGATATACCTGAAAATTTAGTATACTTATCGCTTAAAGAACATTTCTTCGCACATTTATTGTTATACAAAATATATAAAAATGATCGAGTAAAATCTGCAAAAATGGCCGCCGCGTTAAGAAGGATGATTCAATCCAAAAAATTTTTGATATCCAGTAATCAGTATGTTATCGCGCGTACTGCTTGGACAGAAAATCATCCAAGCAGATTGGCTGAAGTTAAAACAAAAATAAAAAATTCGATACACCGACGCAGATTAGTTGATGGTTGGCATATAATATTATGCGCATGTGGGTGTGGTAAGGAAGTTGCATTAGCTAAGAATGCAGATGATAAAAAAAATAAGAAGCGATATTGTACTAATCATAAGCCATTATATGCGTGTGCTTGTGGATGCGGCGAATTAGTGACGCTACCTAGAAATGTTCGCATACCAGGACATCATAAAAAGGTGAAATGTGCTTGCGGATGCGGCAACGATACATATAGGGAAGTTAATATTAATTATATTCAACCTAAAACTTATTGCAATGGCCATCAACCACAAAGTGTACGTGATAGACAAAGTAATAGCCTTCATATTACACTTATGAATATGAATAAAACTGATATGACAACCAGGATTAAAAATTCTTGGGGTAAATCAGATAAAAAGAAACGATCGGATGCCATTAGACGGGGAAAAGGGTCTAAATATCAAATTCAATTTGTAGATGGAAAAATACAAGAATTTTGGTCATATGATGATGTTTTTATGATAACTGGATATACATACGATCATATTAAATACCGAATTAAACGATATTGTGGCCTTCTTAAATCAGGAGCAACCGTAACAGTAATATTTAAATATACAGGTAAATTAAAAAATGAATGAACAAATAATTGATGTATGGCAGTTATCTAAACTTTCAAACATATCGTTATATGAAGTATATGATGAAGAAAAAAAACAATGGGTTGCGCCTGCAGAATCGTGTTATTTAGAACAAGGAGCGGGATACGCTCCGATTGATGATCCATTTAATGCAATTACTTCAATAACAGTATATCTTAATTGGTTAAATCAATTAATTACGTTGGCTATTCCCCCAAAAACATTAAACTTAGATCAAGCCCAAGAAATTGGTTCTAAATTTGATAATACATTTATTTTCGGAACAGAATCAGAAATGTTGAATACATTTCTTGATCTTATTGAAGATTGTGATGTTATTTCAGGTTGGAATAGCGAAGGCTTCGATTTGCCATATATTGTTAATCGTATTGCTAGAATAATGAGTAAAGATGATACTCGGAGATTATGCCTTTGGGGTGAACGCCCGAAAGTTAAAAAAGTTGAAAAATACGGCAAAGAAATTTCAACCTATGAATTGGTCGGTAGAGTTCATCTCGATCTTATGTCTGCATATATTAAGTTTTCGGAAGGAGAACGGCATAGTTATGCATTAAATGCTATTGCTGAACTTGAATTAAATTCTCATAAGACCCCATATGAAGGATCATTAGATACATTATATAATAATGATTTTGAAAAGTTTTTAGAATATAATAGACAAGATGTAATGCTATTATTTCAGCTAGAAAACAAATTGGGATATTTGGCATTATTATATCAGCTTACGCAAGATGCAACGGTATTACTACCAACCGCCATGGGTACGGTACAGATGGTAGATAATGCCATTGTAAATCGGGCTCATGATTTGGGAATGATTGTTCCAAATAAAAAGAAACATATTGATAATTTAGAAGAAGATGCTGCCGCGGGAGCATATGTGGCGTATCCCAAAGTTGGGTTGCACGATTGGGTAGGAGTCATTGATATTAATTCACTTTATCCTTCAACTATTCGCGCATTAAATATGGGAATAGAAACAATTGTCGGGCAAATTCGGCCGATTCTAACTGATTCTTTTATTAAAGAAAAAATGAAAATAAAAGGAATGACGATTTCGCATTCATGGGAGGAGCAATTCGGGACGCAAGAATATCAGGCTGTTATGGCTCAAAAACCTGGTATTGACATTACTATTGATTGGGAAGAAAACGGAAAGAGTGATACTTTAACCACAAAACAATGCCATGATTTGATTTTTAATAGTGGAAAAAAATGGATGTTAAGCGGAAACGGAACAATTTTTTCGTACGAAAGAATGGCAATTATTCCGGATGTTTTAACTCATTGGTATAAGGAAAGAAAAACTTTTCAAAAGAAAAAGGCTGATTCAATCAACGATGAAGATAAAGGTCATTATGAAAGATTGCAAAAAGCGGCAAAAACACGATTAAATGCGACTTATGGATCGCTGTTAAGTCCGTCTTTTAGATTTCATGATAAGAGAGTGGGCCAATCGGTAACATTATCTGGTCGTATTATTGCAAAGCATATGAATTCTTTTATTAATGAAAGTATAACAGGGGTATATGATTATAAAGGTGATTCAATCGAATATGTCGACACCGATTCGAGTCAGTTTTCTGCTTGGCCTGTAATTAAACCATTGGTAGAATCTGGGCAAATGGAATGGAATCGAGAAATTGCTGTTAAACTTTATCTAGCATTAGGAGATAAGGTAAATGAATCTTTTACGCCTTTTATGGCAAAAGCGTTTAATTGTTCAAATGAATATGGATCATTAATTCATGCATCATGCGAGTCCGTAGCTACAAAAGCTCTATATATAACGAAAAAAAGATATGCAATGACGATTTATTATTTAGATGGTAAATGGTACCCGGAAGATAAGCCTAAATTAAAAGCAATGGGATTGGACCTGAAAAGAAGCGATACACCGGAAATTTGTCAAAAATTTCTAAGTGAAATTTTAATCGATATGCTGAAAGGTGGAACAGATGATGATCTAGTTAAAAAAATTAATGATTTCCGTGACCAATTTAAAATGTTGCCATTACATGAACAAGGGACTCCAAAAAGAGTTAATAAACTTACATTTTATGATGAACAAATTAAACATGGTAAAGGTAATCGTGTGCCGGGTCATGTTCGGGCGGCAATTAATTGGAACAATTTGAGAAAATTAAGTGGTGATAATGTGCATTCATCGATTACGGACGGAATGAAAATTCTAGTTTGCCCTCTTAAACCTAATCAATGGGATATGACTTCAATTGCTTATCCCATTGATGAAGCGCATTTACCGGAGTGGTTCACTAAATTACCGTTTGATACTGATTCCATGATTGCCGCAGTTGTTGACAAAAAAATCTCAAATCTTTTTGGAAAACTTCCCCAATGGAAGAGTATTGAGGAACGGACGAGGAAAATCAATTCATTCAATGATTTTTTCGATTAATTATTGACACAACTCATATAACTTGCTATAATTAATTATAAACATTCGAAGTAACCCATAAGGATAATATTATATGATTGACGAATTACGCGAGATTTTATCAGCAACACATAAACTAGGATTTTTACCAATTGTTAAGATTGTAGGTACACCAGCAACTACCGAATTACATTCAATCGCTCCGGATAAGAGTGTAGTGCTTGATTCAAATTTAATTCAGCCGGTTGCTGATTTTGATGGTATTTTTGGATTACATGACCTTGGACGATTGGATATTATCCTGAATATTCCTGAATATAAAGATAATGCTTTTGTAACGGTAACTAAATTAGATGTAAATGGACGAAAGGTTCCCACAGGTATTTCATTTGAAAATGCAAATCGTGATTTTCGCAATGATTTTCGTCTAATGTCCCAGGATGTTGTTGAATCGCAAGTTCCGTTTCGTAATAGAAAAGATATTCAATGGGATGTAACTATTCAACCAACGGTAAATGCTATTCAACGTCTTAAATATCAATCTCAGGCAGCAGGTTCAACTGAAGGAACATTTTCTGCTCGTACAGATAAAGGGAATTTGTTATTTTCTTTGGGCGACCATTCTTCACATACCGGTGAATTTTTATTTGCAGATAATGTAAATGGACAATTAAAAACTCCTCGTGAATGGCCATTAATGCAAGTACAGGCTATTCTAAATATGAATGGTGATAAAGTTCTTAAGATTTCTGATTTAGGTGCAATGGAAATTTCAGTAACAACTGGACTAGCGGTTCACCAGTTTACTGTTTTGAGTTCGGCAAAATAATTAAAATAGGTGTAACATATAATTTGTATGAGGTATTAAATGCGAATTAAAACAGTATCTAATGGGACTATACGAAATCGGGAGAAGTTTACTTTTCTCCCGATTTATGATCCACCAACAGGAACGTTAGCTTGGTTTGAACGGGTTATTATACATGAAGAGTATTTTAAATATGCGCAAGGTGGTGGATTTTGGAGAATAATCAAGATAACCACAAAAAACAAGAGCAAATAGTGGATGTAAATATTCCACAGCACAATATCGATTTAGAACTTTTTGATCCCAAAACCAAATTAGCAAAATATGCGGTATATCTTCCAGCACTTTCGACATTTTTTGCAAAATATATTGGTCGTCAACGATATAAATTACGTGGATATATTGAAGATGCGAGAATTCCTAAATTATTCAATAATGGAATTGAAGGATTAAATTGGCTCAATAAAAAAGAAGGATATTTTTATTATTCATCTTTTCTTTATTCTGCCGGCCATGCTGATTTAACTTGTCAAAGTGAATCTGAGGCAATGATTTTTCAGCGTGATAAAAAAAATACTATGTGCTTGTGTGATTCGGGTGGATTTCAAATTGGAAAAGGGGTTTGGTCAGCAGATTGGAAAGATCCCAATTGTCCCAAAGCATTAGAAAAAAGACAGCAAGTTTTAAATTTTGCCGAAATGACCGGTGATTATTGTATGACGTTGGATGTTCCCCCTTGGATTTGCAAAACTGAAAAAGCTAAACTCGCATCTGGTATTAATTCTTACGCAGATGCAGTTAATGCAACACAAATAAACAATGAATATTTTATTAAAAATCGTCAAGGTAATTGCAAATTTTTAAATGTTTTACAGGGAAATACTCACACAGAAGCCGAAGATTGGTATTCTCGGATGAAACAATATTGCGATCCCAAAAAATATGAAAACCCATTTAATGGGTGGTCATATGGTAGTCAGACATCTGCCGATCCACATTTGGCTTTAAAAATGTTAGTTCAACAACGTTTTGACGGGTTGTTAGAAGAAGGAATTCATGATTGGGTTCATTTTCTCGGTAACAGTAATCTTGAATGGAGTTTATTATTATCGGATGTTCAACGTTCGATTAGAAAATATCATAATCCAAAATTAACTATTAGTTATGATTGTGCAACACCATTTTTATCGACAACTTTTGCAACGATTTATTATAAATTATTTGATTTTACCAAGGATGATTGGACGTTTTTTGTTTCTCCAAGTATTGATGATAAAAAATATGCCTCTGATATGCGATCTTTAAAAGATATTTTAGAGCAAGATGGAATATTTGATCAATTTATTGATAGTCCGATCAGCGCCCGATTGACTGGTCATGATATTTGTCCATATGGTCCTGGTATGTTAAATAAATTGGGAAAAATAGGAAGAACTTCTTGGGATAGTCCGAGTTATGCCCTCCAAATGGCCCACAATGTATGGATGCATATAATGACAGTAATAGAAAGTAACAAAAAATACGACTCGGGAGTTTATCCGGCAGCATTAACTACTCGCTCTCATGGTAAAAAGAATATGTTATACTATGATAGAAGTTTTTGCAAAGATATAATTGATGATATTTTTGCAACCAGCGATTACGATAAAGCAATGAAATTAATTGAACATTATTCTAAATATTGGATGCAATTTTCTGGAACACCAAGTCGAAATATTGGTCCCAAATCAAAAAACTCATTAACAGCATTCGACAATATATTTTCGTAACAATTAAGGGAATTAATATAATGACAACAGAAAAAAATGTAGAAATATCTAAAAAAATTAAAGATAGAATTAATCAAGCATCCGCGGATTTTAAATCTACAGATAATATTAGTAAGTTTATTGCTCCCGGAGAAATTGATCTTCTTGCGGAAGAAGTTGCTAATAAAATGGAAAGTGTTTTGGAGAGTTTAATTATTGATACAGAACACGATCATAATACCAGAGAAACTGCTAACCGTATTGCAAAAATGTATATTAAAGAAATCTTTAGTGGACGATATTTACCTGAGCCAGAGGTTACTAGCTTTCCAAACGCAAAAAAATTAGACCAAATGTTTGTCACGGGTCCAATTACCATTCGTTCGGTTTGTGCTCACCATTTTCAAAATATTTCAGGTGTCGCATATATAGGTGTTTTCCCTGGATCCGATGTTATTGGACTTAGTAAATATTCCAGGATTGTTGATTGGTTTGCATCTCGTCCTACAATTCAAGAAGAATTAACGGTTCAAATTGCGGATGAAATTGAACGAGTAACAAACGCTGCGGGGGTAGGAGTTATAATTAAAGCAGAACACGGTTGTATGACAGCGAGAGGAATTAAAGAAGCTTGTTCGGATTTTACTACCTCAGTAGTTCGAGGTTCATTACGCGATAATCAAATTCAAAAGGATGAATTTTTTCGAATTGTTTCTGGAATGAAAGGATGGGGATCTAATTGAACACATTAATTGTTGGATGTGGATTCGGCGACGCCGTTTATAAATCAATATATGAAAAGATGGGGTCTACAATTACTAGAGTAGACCCAGATGTATTTAAAAACCCCGATTTTACGTCGGTAGATAAAATTCCATCGAATATGAATTTTGATACAGCACATATTTGTGTACCTAATTACTTACATGAAGACGTTGCTGAATCAATTGCAGATAAGTGTAAAATTGTATTTGTTGAAAAGCCCGGTGTGCAAAGTTCTACTAGATGGAATAGATTAGTTGGATTTAATCCAGGTACTCGATTTATTATGACCAAAAATAATATGTGGAGAGAGGAAATTCCAATATTAGTAAAAAAATCGGCACAATCACATATCATTGATATCGAATGGAGAACAAAAAATAGAGTCCCGAGACCAGGTTCATGGTTTACTGAAAAATCTAAGTCATTAGGCGGCGCTAGCAAGGATATTATTCCTCATTTAGCGAGTATTATGATTGCATTAGCTGGGGATAATTGGAAATATTGTAAAATTATTGAGAATGTTAAAAAACAATTCTGGGATTTAAAAACAATTATTGCTGATGGGTCTGATTATGGACCAATAAACCCCATTGGGGTTTATGACGTTGATGATACTGCAATAATTAAAACAGATATAAATGGTAGAACCTATATTCTTGATGCCGCGTGGAAGACAAATGAGCCGGATCGTATTGGAATTTTTTTCAATGGTAAAGATTTTACCCCATTAGGATTATGTCCGAAAATTGCATATGAAAAAATGATTTTAGATTGTCTAAATAATATTGATAATGAAGATTTTTGGTTTAATCAATTTGAAATTGACAGGTTTTTGCATACATTATGACTGATATTGAAAATAAGCAAATACAAGATTTTTTATATCTTACTTGGCTACGTAATATAAAGCCGGATGTAGAGTTTAATTCGAACGATTTTCTTCGATGGGTTAATATTTGTATAAATCAACTGGGAGAAATAAAATTATTGAATTATGTTCCTAATAAAGGATTATATGTTATTTTTAAGTCAGGCAAACCGGTATTAATAAGGAATAAATGAAAACAGTTAGATTATTAGTTACAGATGGAAACAATTCATTCAAAGAAATTAATTGGTCAAAGACCGAACCTACCCCGATAGAAATTGAAGTAAAAAGTATTTTAACCGGCATCTGTCGAAGTGATATCGATATGATGCAAGGTAAATTTTCATTGCCCCATTATATGTCTGGGCATGAAGGGTTAGGCCAGATAACAAACATTGGTAGTAATGTTAATACCGATATTAACATTGGAGATTTTGTTGCCACCCGTGGGGAACCAGCATATGCAGATTATTATAACGTTCGGGAAAATGAATTTGTGGTTGTCCCCAAAGCATCACCTAAATATATATTGGAACCTGTTGCGTGTGGTATTAATTTAATTTTATTTCCACACATTTTAATGCCGGATAAAATTTATTATAGTAAAAATATTTTAATTTTGGGATCAGGTTTTCTTGCGTATGTTGCGTATAAAACATTAAAACGGTATTGTAATAATAGAAGTATAATTGATATTTCTGGTCATTCTAATACTAATATGTGGAATCAAGAAAATATTATATTAAATGATAGACATTCCGACAAATACGATATTGTAATCGATATCGGAAATAGTAATGAAACATCAAATGACGGAATATTAAATAATGAAGCATTAATTATAAATGCGGTTGGTAAAAATATGAATACTTCCCAGATGGATTGGTCTTCATCTTATATGGTGCATCCTAGTCCAAGATCATCCTGCTTTTTAGAAGCGATGGAACAGGCTAAATTATATGTCGAGTCAGGTTATTTGTCTATTGACAAATTTTGGACTAACTGTTATGATCGTAATAGTGAATGGGAAAAAGCATTTAGTGATGCGTTAGATAGGCCGAGTAATTATTCTAGGGGATATTTAAAATGGTAGATAAAAGATATGAAAAAGCAAATGTCGAAGAAAAAAACAGACGATTAAATGATAGGTTATCAAACGCAAAGAGATATATTTGGACAACATTTGAAAAAGTTGGTATTCATTGCTATCCTGCGGCAGCATGGGATCTTCATTTGGAAAAGGTTAAATATCTTTCATTGGATCATCGACATTTATTTAAATTTAAAGTTCAAATTTCAGTAACTCATAATGATCGAGAGATTGAGTTTATACTTTTAAAAGAATGGCTGGAAAGTTTATATTCTGATAAAGTTTTGCAATTAAATCATAAATCCTGTGAAATGATGGCCGAAGAATTATTTGGTCAGATTAATGACAAATATCCTAGTCGTAATGTTATTATTGACGTTTCCGAAGATGGTGAAAATGGTGCTCATGTTGAATTTCTTAGAGAGGAATAATGTCAAAAATATGGATTATTGAGATCGAGCGTTTGGAAAATAGATATTCCATTGAGTGGGCAGATCATATTCCAAAATTACTTCGGTCAAAAGGCCATGATGTAACGGTTATTTCCGGACCAACGAATATACCTGAAGCAACGACTCCGGGTGCTTTTTTAAATTTTGGCGGGACAAATGTACAAAAATCAAACCAATTAGAACAAATTAGCAGAATGTTTTGTTCGGGTGAAATTAAATCCGGTGACCATTTTTTGTTCACTGATTTTTGGAATCCATCTGTAATCAGTGTTAAATACATGAGTGAGTTATTGGGGATTCCTGTAACACTTCATGCCCTGATCCATGCAGGTGGATATGATCCACAAGATTTTCTCGGAAGATTAATTGGGACGAAAGAAAAATGGTTATCGTATGCAGAGCAGAGTATGTTTTTCGCATATGATCATGTATATTTTGCCACAAATTTTCATAAAGATTTATTTTTGAAAGCATACCCACACAAGGGTGAAGATATTGGGCCATTAAGAATTATTAGGTGTGGGCATCCATATGAATACATGGAACAAATTCTAAAACCATATCAAACAATTCCAAAAGAAAATATTATTTTATTTCCCCATAGAATTGCTCCAGAAAAGCAGGTTGAAATTTTTCGTGATTTGGCGAAATATATTCCCGAAATGAAATTTATTGTTTGTCAAGATACTCCACTTACAAAGCATGAATATCATACATTATTAGCAAAAAGTAAAATGGTATTTTCATGTGCATTGCAAGAAACATTGGGTATTTGTAATGGGTCTGAAGGTCCATTACTGGGTGCAATTCCATTATCACCAGATAGATTAAGTTATTCAGAAATTTTTAAGAATCACCGAGATTTCTTATATCCGTCCGTTTGGACACAGGATTGGAAATCATATGAACGAAACAGGAAAAATTTAGTTGAACGTATTCGATTTCTTTTATCTTTATATGATCGAGGAATAACAAAAGATTATATTGATAATTCATACCCTAAATATTTTAGATCTCATGGAATGATGAGATTTTTTAAGTAGGAGATTAAAATGACCCATTGGACATACTCTGGTAATGCTAAATTTCGCGAAGGTAAAATTTATTTATCCGACGAACCGATATGGCTATATTTGGTTTACGCTGTCTGGCAACATATTATTGGATATGGATGCGTTTGGCTACCGGGAATTTTAGGTGGATGGTGGCATCGGTATATATGTGATCCCATTTTTCAATGGTATGTAAAACGGTCCAAAAAATATGAATATACTATTGAAATCGAATATGATAAGTTAAAAGAAGTTTTTGAAAATCACGATAAAGATTATTTTAAAATGTTGGAAAAAGTTGAGGATGTTGATGATTAAGATAGCTGAAATTTTTAGGTCGATTCAAGGCGAGGGATTATATCAAGGTGTTCCCAGTATTTTTGTAAGAACTTTTGGGTGCAACAAAACCTGCTCCGGTTTTTCTATGCCTCGTGGTGAAAAAAGTTTAGAACGATTTAATATTCTTCCGGAAAGTTTAGAAAAATTTGAGGACGCGAAATTAGTAAAAACAGGATGTGATTCTTATATGTCGTGGGACCCACGATTTAAAGATTTTAGCCCACTAATGACGATTAAAGAAATTGTCGATAAGATTCAAAGTTTATTGCGGGATGGAGTTTTTAGTCAGGATTGTCATTTAATTTTAACCGGTGGAGAGCCATTGTTGGGATGGCAGAAACAATATCCAGAATTATTTGATGAAATTTATAGTAGGAATATGAATTTATCTGACCTTACGTTTGAAACAAATGGAACACAATTAATTTCTAATGAATTACTTCTTTCGTTGGCGTCGAATTTTAGAAAATATAAATTACGCACAACCTTTTCTGTAAGTTCCAAGTTGCCGTGTTCGGGTGAAACCTGGGAATCTTCGATTTTACCTGAAGTAGTAATGAATTATACTATGGTACCTGGTAGTCAGACATATCTTAAATTTGTCGTTTCAACATATGAAGATGTAAACGATGCAAAAAAAGCAGTCAAAGAATTTAGAGATGATGGATTTGAAGGGTCTGTCTATTTGATGCCCGTCGGGGGCACAAATGATGTATATGAATTAAATGATAGACGTGTTGCTGAGTTGGCAATTGAAAATGGGTTTAGATTTTCTCCACGTCTTCAAGTTCCACTTTTCAGAAATGCATGGGGTAAATAATGTTTTCAAAAATAAAGAAATTATTTTCAAAAAATAAACATCCAAAAAATATTAAATCGGAAAAAGATCAGTTCACGGAAAAAGGTGAACCTTGGGTTGGTATTGCTCGGATGGATGTTGATCCAGAAAATTTATCTGATGGATCGTTCGATCTCGATTGGAATGATATTTTCGTCGCCAGATTAATGAAGTTAGGATATAAAGGTAAAAATGATCATGAAATAGTTGAATCATGGTTTTCCCAGATATGTTACAATATAGTAGCAGAGACATATGAACAAGAAATTGCTGATCCTGATAAAAGGAAAATAATCCAGCATAAACAATTAGAAAATGGGCGGATTGAACATTCTTAATGAATATTTCTAAAGCATTATCTATTGACGGTTGGATGTTAGAAAATGAATTAATTTACTTGGCCGAACTGGCAAGTAAAAGTTTAAAAATTGCAGAGATTGGATCATGGATGGGACGGAGTACAATGGCATTAGCTTGCAATACTAATGGCATAGTAACCGCTATTGATACCTGGAAAGGATCGGACGAGGCTGTCCATATTAATTTGTTGGGTAATCATGATAAAGATTGGCTTTTAAATCAATTCAAAAATAATATTGCTGATACACCAAATATAGAAATTGTTCAAATGGAATCTCTTCAAGCTGCCGAATATTTGTCAGGCAGAAAATTTGATTTAATTTTTATAGATGCAACACACGAGTGTGAATCGGTAAAAAATGATATAATTGTCTGGTCTAAATTATTAGAACCCGGCGGAATCATCTGTGGTCACGATTATAATTTAAATTGGCCCGGTGTAATCAAAGCGGTTGATTCAAATTTTTCTGAAGTATCATTGGTTGGATCTATTTGGACACCTAAAATTAGATAACGTTTGAAAGGAATTAATTTAATGAGTAAATTTTTAATTGTTGACTCGAGTCATTTATTTAGTCGGGTAAAGTTTGTTATTAAAGGTGAGCCTGACGAAATTGCCGGGATGGCATTAAGCACTATTTTTTCGAGTTTGGGTAAATTGTGGAGAACACAGCTAGCAGATCACATTGTTTTTTGCTTCGATTCTAGATCATGGAGGAAAGATGTTTATGCTCCATATAAACGAAATCGTACGGAAAAGAGAGCATTAGAAACACCCGCTGAACATGAATTAAATCGGATATTTTATGAAGCATTTGATGTGTTTAAACAGTTTATTATTGAACATACAAATTGTACGGTTCTATTAGAATCGACGCTGGAAGCAGATGATCTTATTTCGGGTTTTTTACAGGCTCACCCAAACGATACACATATTATAGTTTCCAGTGATAAAGATTTCGAACAATTATTAACTCCAAATATTTCAATGTATAATGGTATTACCGATCAAACAATTACAGTAAATGGAATTTATGATTATAAAGGTAAAGAAGTAAAAGATAAAAAAACTGGATTACCTAAAATTCCGCCTAATCCCGAATGGTCATTATTTGAGAAGGCAGTCCGAGGTTGTACGACGGATAATATCTTTTCTGCATATCCCGGTGTTAGGGAAAAAGGATCAAAAAATAAAGTTGGTCTCAGAGAAGCATTTGAAGATCGTAACAAACAGGGATTTAATTGGTCTGCTTTAATGCTTACCCGTTGGATGGATCATAATGGTTTAGAACATCGAGTATTGGATGATTATAATCGGAATTTATCTCTGGTTAATTTGAAAGGTCAACCGGATGAAATTAAAACTCTTATTAATGCAACTGTAAAGAATTCATGTGTTCCCAAAACATCTAAACAACTTGGGTTTCATTTCATGAAATTCTGTGGTAGATACGAGCTAGTAAAAATTGGTGATCAAGCAACATATTTTTCGGAATTATTATCTGCAAAATATCCGGGATAATTATGAATCGTTTATCAAAAAAAGAATGGATTGATAAAGTGTATAAAGACTACGCACTTATCAACCATTCTGATTTACCGATAGATGATGATAAATTTTGGTGGTTTCGAATTTCCCAAAAAAATGGATTACGCCTTAGTGAATTTGGTTTTCAAAGATTTAATGCTGCAAAAATTTATTTTTATGAATTCAAAATATTGATTAATATTGTTTGGACACCAGTAATATTATTAGGATTATCACGGATGCCGTGCCCTCATTATATTGAACGTAATAGTTATAAAACAACCGTTTGGATAACAGATGAAGATATTGCTATGCTATTTAAACTAAATGATTTAAATGTCGAATTATTTGCAAGGGGATTTTTGAATGCTGAAATCGTTTAAAGAATTATTAGAAGAAGCGGAAAAAGAAGTTAAAGGAACCTTTTCGAAATTAGAATTAGATGAAACCAGCCGAGAAAAATTATATAAATGGCTTACAGATAAAGAAATTCAAAATTTGGTTGAAACATCTGATTACCATGTAACTGTTGTGTATTCACGAAAATATGTACCTGAATTAGAAAAAATGGATCCAAAATTACCAATTTATGTAAAACCAATTGGTTGGGATATTTTCGGTAAAGATAAATTACTTGTTTTAAAATTGGATCCAATCGAAATTGAAAAAATTCACGATGAAGCCATATCTCTCGGGGCAACAGATGATTTTCCTGATTTTATACCGCATATTTCTGTAGCTATCAATTTTACATCTGATATTCCCAGTGAAATACCTAAATTAAAATTTAAACTAAATTCCTATGTAACTGAAGATTTGGATTTTGACTTTGATTACTCTTCTGGAGAAACCGATGAATAATACTAATTTAGTTATTTGTGCTATTTTTAAAAATGAAGGTCTATATCTTAAAGAGTGGATTGATTTTCATAAAAAAATTGGAGTATCTAAATTTTATCTATATAATAATTTATCCTCGGATAATTATTTAGATATTTTAAAACCTTATATAGATGAAGGAGTGGTCGATTTAACAGAATGGGCTATTCCTTCGCCTGCGTTTTTGTCGGTTAACAATCCCCAATTAAAAGCATATCAACATTTTATAAATAGAATTAATCGTGAAAAAATTTGGGCAGCATTTATTGATTTTGATGAATTTTTATTTTCACCTACAAATAATGTTTTATCGTTGCTAAACGGATTTATAAATCCTCTTGCAATAGGTGTTAATTGGATGTGTTTTGGTTCTTCCGATAAAAATGATTATGAAAATATTCCAGTGCTAGAAAGATTTACATGGAGACCTTTAGAAAATATTCAGATCAATACGCACATTAAAAGTATAATTCGTATGGATCAAAATGTTCAGATTTTGGGACAACCCCATTTTTTTAATGTTGAACACGGAACATTTAATGAAAATATGGTGAAAATTAACGGGCCATTTTCTCCCCATTCCAGTGGAATTTTGAGAATTAATCATTATGTTACTAAATCTAAAAATGAATGGTTAACCAGACAGAAAAAAGGGAAAGCGGACAATGCCGCTCACCCTATTAATTGGAATAATTATAATAGTGTCCAAGAAAAATTTGTAATTGATAAAACTATTTTGTCTATCTAGCTAATGGTTAACCCATCTTCATTGGATAACATTGATTTAAATGTTGCTAGGCAATTTTCATTAAGGCAGGAAAAGTCAAAAGTTCCGCCGCGTTGCCAATTATCTGCAATATTTTTTGCTGAGATCAAATCATATCGATATTTCGGGTAGGTGGTACCCGAAATACCATTTTCCCTTGCAGATTCTCGTATTGCTCTAATTACCTGAATCTTATCTCTCATATGATGCCATTTTAATCTTAAATTAAGATCTTCTCCGCACAAAATTCGAAGCATTGCCATCCCAGCCGCCGCCCCTAGACATTCCTCCATTTTAATATAGAGTTCAGAACCAGCATCGCCTCCATATGCCTGAGTAAGGGCACGGATCATTAATAAACCGGCATCAACAATTTTGTCGCGCTGTTCATCTGTAATGTCTGGAAGTATAGTCAATTTTGCCCCCCAATCAACTGAAATTTTTGAAATGATATTATTTACCGAAAAGTAACGATTGATGTTCAGGGGGTAATATTGTCCCAATAATTTCGAATTGCTTCAGCGAATTGATCCGTATTGAGAATTGGCTTTTGCCCATGATTGGAGAAAAACATTGCAACTGCTTCGGAAAACCAAGTTGAAAAATTCATTTTCGATCTCCTTTTATTGCTTCATTCACTGAAATAATTATAGCAAAATTCGGTATTAATGTCAACCGAAATTAGTAAATTAATTTCGCATACATTTGTACATTGATTGTTGGGTTTTTAATATATTCAAGTGCCTCGACATCTTGTTGAACTGCCGCCAATTGTACTTTTTCAGATGGGTTTTCAATATATTCAATTGCCTCGCCATCTTGTTGAACTGCGGCTAATTGGACTTGTTCAGATGGATTTTTAATATATTGAATTG